TGTTGTTAGTGACGACAGTCTATCTTTTATTGAGTTTGGCAGCTTTAATCCAGAAACATTGAAGCCGTGGTTAAACCAAGATGAAGTTAAGAGTTTTGTAAAAAATCATCCAACACTTTGGGCAACGTATGCATCTTTGCCTTCGCAAGAAGAACAAGATGAAATGGCAGCTTCAATTAATCGCGCCAAGCGCAATCAATTACTTGCTGACAGCGATTGGACACAGATGAATGACAGTCCGTTGACTGATGAAGTTAAGACTTCTTGGGCGACATATCGCACAGCTTTGAGAGATTTAACCACACACGAAAACTGGCCTAATCTTGAAGATGCAGATTGGCCTACGGAGCCAAGTTGAGAAATACGGTAGACAAAAATGGACAGACGGACAGTACAATCAGCGCATGAACGCATAGACGGACTGGAAAAAGAGGTGGTCGAGATCAAGACTGAAATGAAAATCCAGTTCAAGGATTTGTTTAATCGCGTCAAGCGTATGGAAAGCATTATGCTTGCAGCCACAGGATCAATTATTGGCTTGCTTGTAATGGTGCTAATGAAAATGAGTTGATCGATGGACCCCGTAAGCTGTGTTGCATTAGCTACAGGCGCGTACAAAACGTTGAAAGCTGCGATCAGCACGGGCAAAGACATTCAGGAAATGGGCAACACAATTGCAACGTGGGGCCAAGCATTTTCAGACTTTAACCGATTAGAGGAGCGACAGAAAAACCCGCCTTGGTGGCAAAAAACGTTCAAAGGCTCTGACGAAGAAGAAGCAATTCTGATTTGGAACCAGCGCCGTAAAATGGACGAAATGCGCAAAGAGATAAAAGACCACATCAGTTTTGTGTACGGACCTTCAAGTTGGGACGAAATTTTGCGGATCGAGGCCGAAATGAGGCGCAAGCGCAAAGAAGAAGCGTATCGAAAGCAAGAATTTATCGACAACTTGGTAAATTGGGCAGTTGGTCTAACGCTGTTTACTGTAAGTGGCGGTTTGCTGGGATTTATTGTTTGGGCTGTTGGATGCGCGAGAGGTGATTGGTGATGCTGTATGTGCTTGTTTTTATCCAGTATATTCCGTCATCCACGTTAAAATATTACCAGATCGGGCCAGTACACGCGACGTTTGAAGAATGTGAGCAAGAGCGCAGAAAAGCAAAAGAGGGCTTGGTGGTCCACAATAGTCAGACGGTAGCCTGTCTTGAAGTTAGTCGAACGTAAAAATGGAAAATGGGTTTTATACGATGAAAACGGAAAGGTCATAATAATCACGCGCGATAAGCGAGTTTTGGAGGGTGTAGCTAATGGTGGAAGAATACGATCTAAACAAAAACGGAACGCTAGAAGAAGATGAACGGGCGATTATGCTCGAAGATCGACGGCGACGTATGGAAGATGCTGACCATAAGCGTGATGCCCAGCTGCGTATGACATGGTTCGCGCTTGTTGGTTTGCTGGTTTATCCTATTGGTATCGTGTTGGGTGATGTCATTGGATACGAAACGACAGGCCAACTTTTAGCAGACATAGCCCCAACATACTTTATCGCCATATCTGGCCTTGTTGCTGCATTCTTTGGCTTCTCAGCGATGGGGAATAAGAAATGATACAAGCGTTGATAGGGCCACTAAGCGAACTGGCGGGAGGCTGGTTAAAGGGTAAAGCAGATGCAAACGCAGCTGCGGCAAAACTAAAGCTGACAGAAGCAGAAGCGAAAGCAAAAATTCTTTTGTCAGAAAAGACAAGCACTGCTGATTGGGAACGCATAATGGCGGAGGGTACGCAGTCTTCGATTAAAGACGAGGTGGTTACTTTTGCTGTGCTAATACCAGTGATTTTATGCTTCATACCTGGCATGGAAGATACCGTTAAAAACGGTTTTGACCGACTTGCGGAACTCCCTGAATGGTACACTTGGCTTGTCTTTACAGTTTGCACGGCTGCTGTCGGCATTCGTGGTGGCAAACAATTCTTCGGAGGGAAAAAATGAGCGATGCATTACGCAATCTGCAAGCAAAGTGTGGCGCATCAGCGGATGGTAGCTTTGGCCCTAATACGGCAAGAGCTATAGCAAAGCATTACGAATGGTCGCCAGAGCGCGGGGCGCATATGCTGGGGCAGCTGGTACACGAAAGCAATAACTTCAAAGCAACTACGGAAAACCTAAACTACTCTGCAAAAGCGCTGCTTGCGGTACACCCGCGTTATTTTAAAACAAAAGAAAAAGCAGAAGAGTATGAGCGTCAGCCGCAAAAGATCGCAAACTATATCTACATGGACGAGTTTCGCACAAAGAAAGGCGCGCTTGGCAATGTAAACGAAAACGATGGCTGGGCATTCCGAGGTCGAGGATTTTTACAATGCACAGGCCGTTCAAATTACCGTGCTTTTGCAAGCGCCATGCGTATTCCAGAGGTTATGGATGACCCGTCACTGGTTGCGACTGATTACGCAATGGAAAGTGCTATTTGGTTTTTTGACCGCAACAACATCTGGCGTGTTTGTGACCAGGGCGTGACGGATGAAGTGATCGAGAAGGTAACGCGGATTATTAATGGTGGTATTAAGGGGCTAGATCACCGCAAGAAAGAAACAAAAAAGATATACGGCTGGCTGAATGAGTAACGCAAAGGTACTTAACGATCTGGATAAAAAGATTGCTGCGGCAAAGCGGCAGAAGTTGGCTGTTGAATGCCGAACTTCGTTTATCGACTTCGTTAAATACACCATGCCTGATGCAGATGACCCAGAAGACATCGATCAAAGCATGTTCAAGGACGCGAAACACCATAGAGCGCTGGCGAAAGTGCTGGAAAAGGTCGAAAAAGGCCACATTCCACGCCTTATTGTGTCTATGCCGCCTCGACATGGTAAATCTGAATTGATTTCGCGTCGTTTTGTGCCTTGGTTGCAAGGTCGTGACCCGTATCGCAACGTAATCTTTGCCACATACAACGAAGACTTCGCCAAAGACTTTGGTGCTGACGTTCGCAACATCATGTCGCTGCCTCAGTACAAGCATGTTTTCCCAAGTTTTGGGTTGCGTAAGGGTGGGGCAAGTAAATCCCGCATCCAAACATCATCTGGCGGCATGTCGGTGTTTGTGGGGCGTGGTGGATCGATCACTGGTCGTGGTGGCGACTTTGTTATTCTTGATGACCCGATCAAAGACAGCATCGAAGCTAATAGCCCGACGTTGCGCGAACAGCTGTGGCAATGGTTTACGCAAGTTTTAATGACACGCCTTATGACAGCATCAGCGTCTATCGTGATTGTTCAAACGCGCTGGCATGAAGATGATTTGATCGGACGGCTGACTGATCCGACTAATCCGCACTACAGCCCAGAAGAAGCGGCAAAGTGGAAGATTATCAATCTACCAGCGCTTGCAGAGGAAAACGATCCGCTAGGGCGCAAAGAAGGGGAACTGTTGTGGCCCGAACGGTTTGATATGGAGTTTATGGAAGCGCAGCGGCGTCTTGATTCACGCGGGTTTAGCGCTTTGTATCAAGGCAGACCGACGCCCGAAGATGGTGATTTGTTTCGTCGTGAGAACATCCAGTATTACAATCGCAAAGATTTGCCCGAAGATTTACGAATTTACGCAGCATCAGATCACGCCGTTGGAATTGATAAGACCCGCAATGATGCGACCTGCTTGCTGATTGTGGGTGTTGATAAGAATGACGACATATACTTGCTGGACAGCTGGTGGGAAAAGCGCACGACAGATAAGGTTGTGGACGCCATGCTGGATTTGATGAAGCGCTGGAAGCCTCTGATCTGGTGGGCAGAAAAGGGCCATATCTCTAAAGCTATCGGCCCATTTCTGCGTAAGCGTATGGGCGAAGAAAAGATTTATTGCCGTATTGAGGAAGTGACGCCAGTTGCTAATAAAGTGCAAAGGGCGCAATCGATCCTTGGGCGAATGGCAATGGACAAGGTGTTGTTTCCGAAACAATCCGTGTGGACACAAAAGGCGACAGACGAACTTTTGAAGTTTCCAAATGGACGGAATGACGACTTTGTTGACACTTTGGCGTGGATCGGGATGGGCTTGGCTCGACTAACTACCCCTGGCGGTGGTATAGTAAGAACAGATAATCGTCCTAAAGTCGGTACGTTAGCGTGGGTAAAGTGGGATGCCGCGCAACGGAAGAAAGAACAATTGATACATAGCAAGGCTGGTGGTTGGTAATGCACGAAGAAATGACGATAGTTACGACAGACGTTGAGCGACCAGAACCGACACAACGACGTAAGGCGCTTGTAAGCCAGTGGTTAGCAAAAGTTAAACACGCAAAAACTTTTCACGAAAAAGCATTTAAACAAATGCGGCGTGACATGGATGCTGCGTTAAATGGTTATGACGACACAAAATGGTCTGGCGATAACTATGTTGCCAACATCTTGCAGCGTCACGTTCAGCAGCGCACAGCTGCGCTATATGCAAAAAACCCTAAATCAGTTGCAAAACGCCGTAATCGCATGAATTACGAGTTTTGGGACGGTGTTCCAGAAACACTTGCGCAAGCGTTTATGGCGTCGGAGGGTGCAGCCCAGAACGGTCTGCCCGTCCCGCCAGAAGCGTCTATGATTATCCAAGACTACATGCAGGGTAAAAACCAAAGCAAAATGCTGGATAACGTGGCTAAGACACTAGAAAACTTGTTCGACTATTACATGAAAGAACAACAGCCAGCGTTTAAATCGCAGATGAAAGCGTTGGTGCGTCGTGTAATTACTACTGGCGTCGGCTTTGTTAAGGTTGGGTTTCAGCGTGACGTTGATCGAGCGCCAGAAGTGGCTGCAAAAATTGCTGACGTACAAGCACAGATCGACTTTTTGCGTCGGGTAGCGCAAGAGGCGGCAGAGGGGAAGATCGAACAAGACGACCCTGAGATCGAAGCATTGATGCTGTCGATGCAGACACTGCTAGAGGAGCCGATGGTTACGATCCGCGAAGGATTGGTGTTCGACTTCCCCGAAGCAAATTCGATTATCATTGACCCACGTTGTCGGCAGCTGCGTGGATTCGTTGGTGCAGAATGGATTGCGCATGAACTGTATTTAACGCCAGACGAAGTAAAAGAGATTTACGACGTTGATCTAAAAGACCAGTACCGCACCTACGACATGAAAGGGCGGTTAGTTGGCCCCAATGATCCCTACACACAGCGTACAAGCTATGACGAGATCAACGGAGAGGGCGCACCAGACGGGTTAGTGCAGATTTATGAGGTATATGACCGCAAGACAGGCGTTCAGTATTGTATGGCTGACGGACACGATGACTTTTTGCGTGAGCCGATGGGGCCAGACGTAAAAGTTGAAACCTTCTGGCCTATCTTTGCTCTAGTGTTCAATGAGGTTGAGCATAAAGATCACTTGTATCCACCATCAGACGTTAGCTTGCTGTTGCCAATGCAGCACGAATACAACCGTGCGCGTCAAGGGTTACGAGAGCATCGCCGTGCAAACCGTCCTAAATACGCAGCGCCAGCTGGTGTGTTAGAGGAAGCGGATAAGGAAAAACTTGCGACACACCCCGCAAATGCTGTGATCGAACTGCAAGCGTTGGCAGCTGGTCAGAAAGTGAACGACGTTATCCAGCCTGTCGGTCAAATCGGTATTGATCCAAACTTGTACGAGGTGCGTACAATTTTTGACGACATTCAGTTGGTCGTCGGTGCGCAAGAGGCACAGTTTGGCGGCTTATCACGAGCGACAGCGACAGAAACATCGATTGCTGAAAGCGCCAGAATGTCCACAATGGGCGCGAACGTTGATGAACTAGACAGCTTTATGTCTGAAATCACACGCGCAGCTGGACAAGTGTTGCTGCAAAACCTTGCCGTGGCGGAAGTTAAGAAGATTGTAGGGCCAGGTGCTGTATGGCCTGAAATGACCCGCGATCAAATCATGGAAGAAATTTACCTAGAGATCGAGGCTGGATCGACAGGTAAGCCAAACCGCGCAGCCGAACTTGCAAACATTGAGCGCATTATGCCGTTCTTGTTGCAAATTCCTGGCATCGATCCGCGCTGGTTGGCAAAAGAATTGCTGAAACGCCTAGACGACAAGTTAGAACTTGATGCGGCGTTTGCAGACAAAATTCCGAGCATTGTCGCAATGAATCAAGGACAATCGCAAGGAACTGGTGATCCCGCATTGCAGGGACCGCCAGGAGGGGGCGCAGATAATGCGCCGAGGCAGCTTCCAGCTGGTGGGGGAGGACCATCACCAATGGGGGCAAATAACCAGTAACCATTTGCCGTTTGTTGATTACTACGGTCAACAGCGGTAAACTAAGAGCAGAAAGGACGCTAATATGGTTGATGAAACCGAGGTTGCGGAACCGTCCACCGAAACCGATGTAATCGAGGACGAAAATGCGGAGTCGTCTACCGCAGAAAGCGAAACCGAGGAGGATTTGCTTAGTGTCATACAAGACGCTGTGCAGCCCGACGAGGAACCAGAGTCGCACTCTGAGAGCGAGGTTGATGAACTGGATGAAGTTGCAGCTGCATCTGAAGCAAGTGATGAAGAATACTCTGAGCCTGTTGAA